TTTCATTTAAGACGCATGGTTTTCATATATTGTATCACAGAATTGACGAAATGTCTAGAGGTAAATCTTGGCACTAGAGTCAAATACATAGTGTGATTTCGGATAGTAAGCATAAATTGTACCGAGGAGGACAAAGTTCTCATCGACACGGTTATTGTAAATTTTGTATTTTATGGTACGACTATCTAGATTTAATCCGATAGACTGAGGGTTATCAATGAAACTGGAGGTCGTAGTAGTGGAAGGTGCTTCACCGTCTACACCGAGGATAACAGTACCAAGCATGTTCAGTCCCATACCCCTAGAGGAGATAGTACCGATCACGGCTGTACCTACTGTTACACCATCATCTTGGTAAACTGTAAAGGTTATTTGTCCAGACAGACGACGGAAGATAAGGCGAAGGTCTACCCAGAACTTAGTGATGTCAGGGTTATTTAAGTCCTGAGCCTTAGAGACTACGTAAGCTTCGATTGCAGCACCGTTGTCATTGTAAGTACCTGCTACACGCTTGTATACTTGGGTACCGCCATCATCAAGGAAGTACAGGTCTTCGTTGTTAGAACTGTCGATGTAACGGACCATAGCCTGTGCGTTAAAGTTCGTCCATAGGGAGTAGGCTTGGAAACGACGATCATACGTCATAGTCTTACTGATAGAGGAACTTCCTACAGGATAGGCTAGGATATACTTGTTATCGAAGTACACCCCGTTACATCGGCTGTAATACTGCTTATTGATTGCGTCCATAGACGGCTGGATACGGATAGACAGGACCTGTGTACGAATGGCAGTAAAGAACTGAGGCTCGTTACCAAGCACACGGTGTCCTTCACGGCTCATAAAGCTAATGTCGTTTTCAATGTTAACAACTGACTTATGGGACACACAACCAGTAGCGTAAGTAACTGGGGTAACGGTAGGGTTCCCCGAACTGTCAAAGGTCACTTGAAAGATCGAGCGTTCCTTGAATACAATTAACACGTCTTGGAATACACCAAGTGCAGTAATTTTATCACCATCATTTTTACGGATGTCAAGTACGTTGGCTTCTGTGAGGGCTGGGGTTCCGGCGAATACGGTTGCCCCCGGTATGTTAGGGTTGCCGTTTTCGGAGTCGTTGGTAGAGTCAGGCTGTGGCTGTGTACCACCAGTTGATACCGTGAAGTCAGTAGCATTGGTAAGGTTAGAAATATACAGGCGTGATGGTTGTCCGTCTACACCTGCGGCAATATGCTTGTTCTGGTAGTAGACAGAGAACTTGGCTTTCGGCATGGTACCGGGTCGAGTAACGGCTGATCCGTCAAAATAAGCCCCACCATCTTGACCGTTCCATATAAAGAGTTTGAGACGAGCTTGTGTAAATGAGGTGTCCTTACCAGCGGTGAACGTGTCACCAGTAGCGGTTGACCAGTTACCAGAAGTTCGGTATTTAAGCTGTGTGCCGTCAATCGTAACCATGTAGTTAGACGACTCAGTAGAGAATACACCCAAGCCTTTAGCAGCGGTTAGGGCATTTCCAGCGGCTACATATCCAGCACGTTTGCGGATCACACCGCCTTCGTCATACTCCATGTTCTGCATGTCGGAGAACTCTTTGTTGTCAATAAGCGAAGGAGAGACTAAGTTATTTAGTCCCTTCGACGGATTCATTACGACCAACCTCTGAGGCGGTTTTACCTTCTTAGCCGGAATATCAGTATTACTGCGTCGGCTCATTACCAGTCTCCCGTAGAAGTTCCTGTTTGTGTCTGAGCAGTTTTACGTCGTTTACGGGGTGCGTTGACTTGCTGAAAAGCTATGTCCTGAGACAGCTTATTCTGGAAGATTTTCTCGTCCTGAGAAATGTCAGCGTCAGGGTTTTGCCCAAGCTTGACGTATCGCCGGGCACCAAGAGCGATAGTCATTTTATTAGGGTATGGCGTAACAACAGTTCCCGAACTATCAAGTACGGGGGCTTTCTTCTGGTAGCGAACTAAGGCAGTTGTTACATCGGCGTCCTTAGTTTTGATAACAAATACATCATCACCCACTGCCTCAATCCAAGTAGCACGATCACCGTCATTAAGGTCTTCGGCGTCGTCAGGGTCCACTAAATCAAGCTCAGTCTCAACACCATTGTTGAATTTAACGTGTGCGAGGTGAGAGTCATCATAATCAGTTGGCAGGGTCGCAATACCGTTTGAGATGGTAAGCGTTGCGTTAGTACGAGCAAAACGCCAAGGGTAAGCTTGGTATGCTTCTACGATAGTCTGTTGAACAAAATCTGCACGGGGAGCACTTGTCGTTGCGTTGACTGAGCGTTCTCCAAGCAGATAAGCGAGAGTTGTGAGAATGTCTGATTGATTGATTGTTGCCATTAGTAGTTCCTAGCTATGCGATATTCAGGGAAAGCGTCGTATAATTGCTTTCCTATTTTTTCTTCCAAACCTTTGTTGCGTCCACTCATTTCAACCGCTAATTCAGGGTCAAGTTTGGTCATAGCTGTGTATACGGGACCAAAGAGTTTCATCGTGTTACGCATGGTTCCAGACTTGCTAGACGCATATTTATTCTCATTCTTGGTTCGGAGCTCTTTACAGGCTTCTGAGTGTTCAGTTTCGAGGGGAGCAAGCCAAGGCTTTAGCTCTAAGGTGAGCTTACGGATGAGACGCCATTTCTCTGGACGTGGCGTGTTCTCGATCTTTTCTATTGCTTTAAGGTATTTTTGTCGTTGTTCGGGCGTTAAGTCCATTTTACTTCTCCTTGCGTTCGAGCGTCACTATCCGATGACAGTTGGCGCACCTAACCTCACAATTTTCAATCTCCTTCAATATCCTTTCTATACTGTAAGCACGGGATATTGCTCTCGATATACCGAAGTTCTTTTCGGTTATGTGGTCAAAGTCAAGTGCAATCGGGTGTTCGTTATATCCACAATCTATGCAGCCAAGTTGTGTCTTTATCTCATTAACAACGTGTTGTACATAAGCCCTACGCTCTCGTACAAACCGATTGACCCTTTCTTTGGTTTCTTCTGGGGTTGGGTTCACCAGTGTCTTTCTTTTAAATGTGCCTGTTGTTTTTGCGATGTAGTTCGCTTTAACACTTTCTCTACGTTTACCAAGCTGTCCCGGCGTAGCCGAGGACCAGTATTGCCTGTTGTAGCAAGCCTTACACAGTCCTTTGGCTACTGCCGGTTTTATTTGACAGCTATCACAAGACATGTTCTAGATTAAAAGAACACCGTTCCCTGAGCGTTTGCAAGCTGGGTGCGAGCCTCAAGAGTAACTTCTTGGATAAGTTGCTTAGCGGTGAAGTCACCAGTCTCAGCAAGGTCTTTGGTAAATGGACGACGGTACCATGCAGAACCCCAAGTGTCTTCAACAAGCGAGAGCAAGTCAAAGCCGGGAGTAGCAGTCGTTCCGTAGTCACCTGAACGAGTCACGTGACGGTGTGGGAACAGTTTAACCATCTTAGCTGCGTCTGATTGGTAGACATCAACGGCAAGGATCAGACGACGGTCCTTGAGGTCAACTTGCTTAGTAGCACCAGAGGTAAAGCTAGAGACACGTCGCTTACCCTTCATAGAAGTGTAAACAGAGTCAGCGTTAGCACCTTGGTTCCACTGAGCCTCGAAAATATCGTTAAGGATAGTTTCGGTCAGGGATACACCTGAGTAGTTAGAAGCGTTAGTCGTGATCCAGCTCTTAACACCACGAAGGCGACGAGCAGAAGCAGCACTGTTAGAAGCAACACCAGAAGCAATCGTTCCACGAATGAAAGCGAGCTCAGTGTCGTTCTTTAGAGCCTTCATTTTCTTAACTAACTCACGGCTCATACGCTTACCGCTAACCCTCTTGAGGTTATCAGCATTGGCAGAACCAGTGACCTTAGCAGTCTTACTAAGGATTTGGGTGACGTTCTGTGGACGAGTTGGGTCGTTAGAAGCGTCAGCAGGAGCGTCGGCACCTTCAGCTTGGGCGTTGTCGCCTACTGCTTCAAGAGTGTCGATTGTCCATTCGTGCAGCGTGTTGTTTGCTGGACCCTGCATGATACCGCTCAGCAACTGAGTGTCAGTTGGTTCAAGCATGTTCATAGCGTCAAGCAGTGACTCACGTCGTGCTACGTCAGGATAGGTATATACGTATCCACCTACAGCCATATTTTTATTTTTCCTTTTCTTTTTATTTCTTAACTTCGGCGAACACCGATTAGTTAACTAAAATTAAATTTTTAAACTTTACCATCTTCGAGCCAGCTTCCCATGAGTTCCTCAAAGGCACTGGTATCATTTTTCTGAAGACGTTTTGTGAGGTTGTCAGATTTGGTCGAGTCTGGAGATTTCTTCTGAGTAGCCCCTTTTGTTTCAACAGCAGCATTTTTCTGAATAGTGATGGAAGTCTTAGCGGATTGGATACCTGCGTTCTTATTCGTGCTTGCTACTTTGTCGAGACTTGAGCGTAGCGATTTGGCTACTGCTACAGTTTCGTCGGCATTGAGCGTACCGTAATAAGTATTGCGGATGGCAGCCTGTAATGCTGGGTCTTCTTTAATCTCTGGCAAAATCTTCTCTACGGTGTCAAAAGTGGCTGTAATCAACTTAGCGTTGTATTCCTCTACCTTGTTTTCGTACCGAATTTGTGCCCTGATATAATCACCGTACTCTTTAGGATCAATTTGACCTAATTCGTCAGGCTTAGGTGGTTCTAATGTAAACTCACCGGGATCAGGTGGAAGACTAGCTTTCCAGTCATCTGCTTCAGTCTGTGTTTCTGTGTTTGTTTGTGAAGTTGCGTCTGTCGTTGAGTCGGTTGTTTCTTCTTCTGCTTCAGTCGTAGAAGGTACTGGTTGTCGAGAGAAATCCTGTTCGTCCAAACCTTCGGCGTTGTCGCCTTCGTAAGAGCCGTCATCATCGTCAGCTTCTGTTTGTTTTGTGTTTTTTTGTTTTGTTGGGGTGCCACCACCTGTTACGCCTGTTGCGGCTGGGTCGGTTGTGGACTTTTCAGGAGTGCCGTTACGTTGGTATGTCTCGTGATTTTGTTCAGCTACTGCTGCGAAAATACCGTCATTAACTGACTCGTTGTTACCTGCATTGGGGTCCATGTTGTCTCCATGTAAGCTTATAAAAGCCTTACGTAAGTTTTTTATTTTGTGTTAGGAGTAATGTAAAAGCCTACGCCACATTCGAGATTTGCACAGCCATGGTAAATTGCTTCACCAATAGTATCTGTAGGGTCAGGAACGAGGTTTGGGTGCCTACATTCTGTATCGTTGACCGGACGTTGTTCGTCCATCTTTACGACCTCTACATTTTCATCATTAGTTACATTATAACCTACTTGGTTGGAATTGTCAACATTATTTTCATTCATCGTCTTCTTGTCCTAGCTTCTGGCGTAATTTAGCTTTACGTTGAGGGCTACCTGCGACTTGCATAGCCTTTAGCATGTGCTTATACGCATTGAGATCAGCAAGGGCGTTGTTATAGCCCGTGATGTCTTTGCGGTACTTATCGGACGTGATGTCTTTGATAATAAGGTTGATCTTCGTGGTGGCAAGTTTCTTAAATAACTTACCCGTAGCTTGCTCAAAGAACTGCTCGGCGGCTACTGCCTCTCTAAGCTGTTCCTCAAGCTTTTCTACTTCTTCGGTTTCTGGGTTAGAGGCTGCTAGTTCCCGTGCTTGGTTGTCCATTTGGTTCTCCTGTTACGACTGGTTGTGGGTTTTCTGCGGTACCTTGACGTACACCGTGTTCTGCTGCTTGCGATACTAAATCAGTATCGTGCAGTGCAGAAGGCTTCAGGTTGTACATTTCTTCGATCTGAGCCTTGACATCAGGTGGTGCGTCTTTGTAGTTAAAGTTGAGCAATTCCTTGGTGTTATCCACTGGTTGCTCTTGTGGAATTTCAACGTCACTAGGAAGGATGTAACGGTTGAAGTCCTTCTTCGAGTAAAGCTGTGCGGTGTCTTCGAGCACTTCGTGGAAGTTCAGACGAGGAACGTCAGTAGGCTGTTTGAAAATTTGCGATTGGGTGATGGCTGCTTGTTGCAGTCCAAGGATGTTTTGAACAAACTCGTTGTTCATGTCACGCTTCTCTGCTTTCGAGAGAGGTGTCATCGAGTCATCATCAATATCCAGTTCCATTTCACCTTGATAGTCGCTTGGAAGAACGACATCGGGTACTTCTTTACCATCTACGACACGACGAATTTCAGAAGGATCATCGGCGAACTGTTGCAGGTTTGAAAGCCAAATCTGACCAACAACACGCATAGACTGTTTGAAGTTGTCTCGGAAGAACCCAATCTTAGTAGTAGCGGCTTCGGTAATTGTACGGACACCGTAGGCGGTACCCTGAGTCTTGTCGCTTGCACTGTTAGGTACACCACTTGCGTACTGACTGAAAGTAGCGTTCTCGATACCCTTCTCCAGTACACCCATGACGAGTGATAGCTGTTGTGGGTTGGGTTCTGGGAACTTGAACTGCTTTGGAGGTTCACCAGTAAAGGTAATTTCTCCACCCGGTTCAATAACAAAGTCGTTCGTCAGAGTACCATCTTCGTACATCAACATGGACTCAATCGAGAGGTTCCAGTTGTCAAGGTAGTGGTTAAATAGGTCGTTCGTAGCAGATTGCAGTGTACGGTTGTTCTCAAAGAGTGACTCACCGAATGGGCTAAAGCTCTTGCGTCGGCAATAGAATGGTACGATTGGGAAGAAGTTGTGCCAGTAAGGAATAGAGGTAGGACGGATTTCAACCCAAGGGCTATCCTCACCTTCTTGGGACTCACCTTCGGCATAGGTAGTGAGCTCAATACCACGAGGAGTACGTTCGTAACATTCGTAGTAAGTAACCATATCGACTGACTCATCACGCTCAATGTCGTCTTCATTGACAACACGGTTACGAGAGGCGTTCAGTAGATCGGCGTCTTCAGACTTGAAGCTAGTGTTAACTTTGTCCAAGTTAGAGTATATTTCAGGGTCCATGTCAACTAGTGGCTTTTCACCACGGACAATCAGGTAAGGGACTTTAAAGAAACTTGGACCATCAGCAGGGAACACGTTATAGAAGTTGATAGGCTCAAAACCGTTGTGACCAGTTTCAGACTTCTTTTCTACACGTTCCTCGTTGTTCATGTTTCCGTCAGCGTCAAATTGACGAGCATAGCTAGTCTTTGTCTCAAACACCCAAGGGGCGTAGGCATAACCAGTTCCGGCTACAACAGCGTCCACGAGTGGATCGAAGACACGAAGCTTCATTGGTTCCTCATCACCACACTTGTAATCGTGGTGGAGTTTAGCTTCAATACGTCGTTGGCGTTCTAGGACACCATCAGCAAGTTTCATACCCTTGACTACAGGTTGACCGTCGGGACCTTCCTCAGTATCTTCTTCAAGTTCGTTCTTGATATTGACATTGAACAGAGGTACGACATCGGACATACGAGCGATAAGGTCCCACGCTTTGCTTGCAAGTACAGGAACGTAGACTTTAGATTTCCAGGGACTGATCTTGGTCGTGTTTTGCACGGCATACATGATGTCATAGTATTTTTGAGCGTCTTCTTGCATTTTCTTTAGCTTCGATTTGCGATTTTCAAATCGTTGCTGCCAAACAGACGCTTTTTTCTGTTCTTTTTTGGTCATTCGTGTTCCTTTTTTGTTTCGAGAGTTGGGGTTTTTGTCAAGACTCTAAGTCTGCGTCATCTTGCTTCACATTATACCAGAAAAGTCAAGACTTGACAAGGCTATTTATAGTGTACATTGATAAGCTCAGAGTACACACCCATTTCTAGGATACGGTCTTTGCCAATTTCTTTCGTGATAGAGGTGGCTTTACGGACAGTGCCAAACTTGTTAGCACGTTCATAGTCTTCATCGGCAGTGGTGTAGAGTCGGATGTGACACTTGTTCACTTCGTCATCTGCACCGTATAAAGGCGACTCAAAATCAGGCGTTGACACTAGCACCGAGCCGCCGGGTGCTAAGACTTTATCAATGAGGTCTAAACATAATTTTACGTCTTTAACGTGCTCAATGATTTCAAAGAAGGTTATGACTTCAAACTTGCGTCCTTCTTCGGCGAACTTGGCAAGCCAGTCTTCGACAGTCCCCTGATAGAAGTCAGCTCTGACGTTGAAAGTCTTAGCTCGTTCTTTGGCAATGTCAATCCCCTCTTGTGTGAGATCGACTCCAGTAACGGTGAGCCCGAGCTGGTGTCCGATGGTGAGTGCGAACGAACCGTCAAGGCACCCAAGATCAAGGAGAGTTTTAGCTTCCAGTTCTTCAATCTTGTCAAAAGCCCACCCGAAACGGGGGATGACTTCGTTGACCGTGGTACAGAGTTGTTCTGGGATTGGTTCAAAGTTGTGGTGTTCGTAGAATTCTTCATAGTTCTCCATATCAAATTTAGTATCGTGTTTACTAGGGTCGCCTACCATACTCATGCTAGTTTCTCCTGAATAACTGCGTCCCATTGTTTTGCAACATCAGACCAGTCACAGTTTTCCACAGGTTTGCCCGTCTTTTCCTCAAGCAATGCTGAAACTACAGCTTCGATAAACTTCTTCTGCTTGTACTCGTCTGTGTAAATCTTACGGGTTTTGATTTGTGTTCCACTCTGGACAGTTTCGGCTAATGCTGCTACATTTGTCGTAACGGGGTAACAGCCAGCTTCCTGTGCTTTGAGTGCGGTAATACAGTGGATTTCAGGGAATTCAGTAGGGTATGCCCAAACTTGGATTTCCTTCATGGCGTCAGCTAGTTCTTGGTGTGAGACACGTCCGTGGACAGTAACACCCTCGTCAGCTAGTTCTTCAAAGAGGATATTCATTCGTTCGTAGAAATCATCCTCACCCTGCATAGCTACCCAGCTTTCCCAGCCGTAGTAGACATCGAGAGTTGCGTCAGGTACTTGTGCACGTATATCACGCCACATTTTTAGTAAACATTCAAGACCACGATAGTAAGCACTAAAATAGCCTACGCTGTGTTTTCGCTTAGTCATTGTCCTTCTCCATATCTTCTTTTTCTTTTTTGTTGCAAATGAGTACGCCTGTTGTCAGGACAGAACCTGCAACTGATGTAGCGTTAGTAATAGCCTGACGGATAACCATAACAGGGTCAATAACTCCGTGTTCCTTTAGGTCCACTAGTTTCATGTCACCCATTACGTCAAATCCCTTACCAAACTCTTTGAGCTGGTCGAGACGTAATCCAGCACGTTCACCTGCGTTCTGCATAAGAATACGGAATGGTTGTTCCAATACCTCACGTAGAAGCTGTGTGCCATCGTCTGAGCCCTCTAGACGCCTTGCAAGCTCAATATAGGTAGTTCCACCACCCGGAACGATACCGTCCTTTAGAGCGGCTTCTGTGGCGGCTACAGCGTCATCAACTAGGTACTTACGTTCTTCGGCTTCCATTTCAGTGTTTCCACCAACACGGATTTGTCCAACCTTAGCGTGAAGCTGGGCGATACGTTTCTCGATCTTCTCTTTGTCGAATTGACTTTTAGCGAGTTTGAGCTTACCTTCAAGGTCTTTGATGTAGTTCTTCACATCTGAGCCACCAGTAATGACGGTTTCAGCAGGAGTAATAACTATTTCTTCACAGGTGCCCAGATCGGCAAGCGTCAAGCTATCGACTTTACGGGGAAGGTTGTTTCCAACAGCCTCAGTACCACAAACAGCGGCGAAGTCTTTAAGTAGTTCAGCACGGTTATCACCGAAGCCGGGGGCTTTAATACCAATAACTTGGAAATCTTGGAACATTGACTTGAGTGCTGCGTCCAGTAGGTCATTCTTGAAGTCGTTACAGACAATCACCAGTGCGTCGTGTTTGCCACTGTCATATACTTCTTGGATAAGTGGTCGGACATCTTTCTCAGAGAGTGTATTGTGAGCGACTAGTATAGCAGGGTTATTGAGAGTGGTAGTTTGGGTACGGGCGTCCATGACCTGCATAGGGTTGATGAAGC